CGACCGCGCATCAGGGAATGAACAGGTTCCCGGCTGGCAGACGGATGGGAGAACCCGACCTGTAATGCTTGCAGAATTTGCCGATGCTATACGAAATAGATTGATTGTGCTACGATGCAGGGAAGGTATCACCGAAATGCTTTCCTTTATTCGTAATGAAGCAGGCAGGCCCCAAGCGTCGAAAGGTGGATATGATGACAGGGTTATGGCGTATGCCATAGCTTGGCAAATGAGAAAATTTGCTAATTTCGGCACAAGAAGATTGCGTGGAATGAGGACTTCGGTTCCAACCGCGTTTTGAATAGGGGGGTACGATGCCTATAGACCCGCGGCAGAAACCTGATGAAGATATATTCAGGGATTACTCGGATTACATGGATGATGTCTGGCGTGAAGCGCTGGAAGATATGAAGATTCTCTCTTCCCATTACACACAAACTGCTGATATATGGGATGATTACTACAGAAGAAACCCCGATGTGCCTAGAAACAGGCCAAATTACCACTCTGGACTTGAAGTTTCACTCGTTGACAACGCTGTTGATGCCCATTTAGCCTTTGAACCGCGGTTTGTAAGACCACCTGTTGGTGGAAGTCAGGCATCAAAAGACCGGGCGAACCGATTAGAGAAGGGATTACACTCTGTTTTTCAGGATGCCTTCGCTGCTGCACCCAACTTCGCTACTAAAGAGAACGGGAAGCAGATGGTTTTACATAATTACACACAGTTAGGTGTACTTTTAGACCATGAATCCTTGCAGCGTCCACAAAAAAAGACGGGTGAAGACAAGGAAGACTTCGACTGGCGTGAATGGGAGTGGATGTCACGCCGAAATACGTGGAATCCTATACGATTAGTCGTACCTGCACCCGGCGAAGTGCTTATGGCTCCTACTGAGAAGACACCGCCTGTCGCTATTTGGCGCAGAACTATGAAAGCATACGACTTACACGCACATAGCGAGACAAAATTGAACCAGACCACGGCACGCAACAGAGCTTATGGTAGTTCGCGGGCAGGAGCAGCTATATCTTTCGATATGAGAGACTATGATCCCTATGATGACATAGAAGTTGAGGAGTGGTGGACTGCCAGATGGCACGCAATGCGACTAAAAGACGGTGGAATGATCTATGTTGAGCCTAATGGGTGGGGAATCCAGCCATTTGCACACGCATTTGGTGGTTCTGCTATTACTCCCGCAGGTGAAGAGTTCAATGTTAAGTGGTGGGTCAGGCAGGGAATCATGTATCGTGCATTACCAACCCTTACAATGCACAATCAGGCTGCTGTTGGACACCATGCTCTGCTGATGAGAGCCGCTTATGCCCGACTTGGGTATAGGCATGATACAGGTGAGGGAGCCGAACAACTCACTGGTCAGATACTTCAGGGGGAAGAATCAGACTGGTGGATAGAGAAAGTACCACAACTACCCGGTCAGTCCTTTCAGCATAAGGCTGAACTTGCTAATACAATTGAAAGAACAACTTACTCCAGAATGGTTGCAGGACATGGAGTTCCTGAGATAGATACCGCTACTGGTATGATTATACTGTCAGAAAACAGTAACAGAACCTTCCGTGCAGCTATCATGGAGATGGAACACCTGTATTCTATAGCTGGTTCTAACATACTGAAGCTGCTATACAGGCTGAATAAAGAGTATGGGGAAGATTACTCCAAAGTGGGGATTGGCGAGAATGTTGTCAATGTCCGGGACATGGAAGACAGCTTCTATGTTGAGGCTAAGTTCGAGCAGATAGACGCAGTTGTTGCACAACAGGAAGCGCAAATGGCGATGAGTGAACTTGAGCGAGGCCTGATTGATACCGAAACGTATTACAAGATACGCAGGTACGAAGACCCGACCACGATCAAAAAAGGAATTCTGAAAGATATGATATATAAAGACCCTGATGTTCTTGAGCAGGGCGTAATTAACGCGCTGCGAGAAGAAGGGTTTAATGAAATGGCTGAGAGAAGACAGGGTGTGCTTGACCAGCGAATCATGATGAGGCAGTCAGGTATGCCTGCGGAGGGTGGAGGAGGAGGAGAAAGCCCGATGGCACTAAGTCCATCAGGCGCTCCCGGTCAGCCTTTCGTTGACAGCCCGGATGCAATTGTAAGACAGCGAGGGCCTAACCCAGAACCACCTATGCCCAATACAGCTTTCGGAGGATAAAAGTGGCAAAGACAGGTAATATACTTTTTGATGTCTCTACTGAAGTAGGGGGAGAAATATTCACGGCTAAGAAAAAGGCATTGAAATCTAATGCTGTGGAATTTGGAGAAACCAGTGGAACCCCGGAACAGTGGAGAAATGCTGTACGCAACAACCTTGCATTTCGCCAGAAGCAGCTCAAGAAACTTGGGGCTAAAGACTTCATGACGAAGCTAAGGGGGTACTAATGATAAAAACTGCTAAAGAGGCCATGGACTTTTTAACTAATATCCATGGGGTGAGAGCGCTGGGCACAGCAAAACAGGGGCCAGAGGGCTGGACTATTGAATCCAATGATGATGGAATTTATCCCTCTTTTGTCCAGCAATATATCAATAAACAGGTTGATGCAGGTGAGGTAGAAGCGACGTGGAACCCCGACACAGAGAAGTATGAGAACCCGGAAGAATACGAAGACGAAGTATTTGTGCCAGAAAGTGTCATCATGGATGCTGCCTATGCGGCTGTTCGGGCGCAACAGGAAGACTACAAGGCCCAAACACCTGAGCGTTTTGCTGATTGGGACTTTGCGTCACTTGGCAATATGCCCTTCTCTATCAGTGCTGATGGGGAGATGCGTATTGATGACACTGAAGCATCTAGGTACTTAGAGTCGCTAGGACTTGGAGTCTTTTATAAATCTAAGACAAAGGCAGATGAAGAGGCAGAGCGGCTTAATCTTGACCAGCCACAAGTCGTGAAAGATTATAAGATTGAAGAAGGAGAGGATCAGCCGCTCTATACAACAGGCCCGGAAACTGAGTTTGGGGCCTTTGCAACAACTGGGGGTTGGACTGTGAAGCCTCTGACGGTTGATAAATTTGAGGGGTATGCTTCCGAGGAAGACAGGGATAGGGCATATGACATGCAGAAGGAGAACTACCCTAATCTTCATTTTGAAAAATATTTTGACACCAAAACAGGAAGGCACTCGTTTCGGGAAATAGACGACCCTGACTCGGGGGAATGGAGTACACGGGATGAACAAGAAGCTGTCCGTGAAATAGCTCGCAAAAATGCACAAGAGCGCATCAGGGCAGATGCAGAAGGTAGGCCTCCCGGAACGTACGTATATGAAGAGAAAGAAGATGGTAGTCATGGCTGGAACTATACTCCGGGAGCGCGGTCTGATATGAGTGTCTCTACGTCACTGGAGGAGATACAGGCTAGGTTTAATGCGATTCCTATTGATTTGCAGGCTGAGTATGAAATATTTGATGACTATACACCGCAAGGAATAGCGTATGGTATCCGTCGTCGACCTAAAGATGATCCACAAACAGCTCGCCAAAAGATGAACGAGCAGATGTATGCATGGTTAGCAAGTGGCGACCCTAAACTGGAAGCACAAGCGATGAGAATGGATACTTTGCTTGATTCTATAGATGCTAAGCGAA